TTTCCATTAGCTCCACTATAAGGAGCACTCGCTGCACCTGCTCCACCACCACCTATTGTAACAGGATAACCTGTAGCTGTAACTGGTAAAGCTGCTGGCGCTGCTAAAGGAGACATAAGAGGTGCAGGACTGCAATAACCGTTTGATACTCTAAAACCTCCTGCTCCAGCACCTGAAGCTCCTTGAGGACTATTATTAGCATTTGTTCCTGCTCCACCTCCGCCACCTACCACTAAATAATCTATTGTGTTTGATCCACAAGCATTACCTGCAGAGTTAACTGTAAAAGTACCTGGACCTTTAAATGTTGCAATTTTAAAATCACCACTAGTTGCTATTGTATTACAAGAACCTGAAACCGACGCACAAATATATTGTGCTGTTGGCGCTTCATTTTGTAAACCCGAATCTGTTACTAACCAACCTTGTGTTGAATCTATAAATACTAATGTTACTGCAATACCTTCTGTTGTTAAAGTTGCATTAACAGCTGCTCCACCTATTTTATCTGAACCATTTTGAACTAATGTAACTTTATTAGTATCAAAAGTTCCTGCATAATCTTTTATTGCAACAACTGCACCTGCAGTTCCTGCTGGTAAATTAACTGTTACTACTCCACCTGTTGTATTTACAAAATATCCTTCACCAGCCACTGCTGTGAAAGTTGATGTTTTAACTGTTGTTACCCAAGACGCCGAACCTGTTGCACCAAAGTTTGTCGCCGTTCCTTGGTTATTAATTGTTGCACCACTAGGAATTGTGAACGTATCGCCACTATCACCTAGTGTTACCGTTGTTCCGGATCGTGGGCTAATTTTATTTACTTTTACTTCACTCATAATATTTTCCTATTGAAATTTATACCTTATCATTACTATACCTGAACCACCAGCTCCACTAGTTCTTGCAGGAGATCCTGGTTGAGAGGATCCTCCACCACCACTTCCTGTGTTAGCTGTTGCATTATTTCCATTTGCATTTGCACCACCTGCTCCACCACCACCTGGTCCGCCAGCTCCACCACTTTCACTTCCTGGATTATTTCTAGAACCACCTCCGCCACCACCAGCAAAAATTCTTGTGCTACTTGGTGCAGGAAATCCATAACTAGGAGCACATCCACCTATAAAAGCGTCAGCTACAAAAGAACCACAACCACCTTTATTCGGGTTTCCAGCTGAACCAGCAGCACCAGCACCGCCACCGCCTCCGCCTCTATCATCGGGACTTGGTTGAGATACAGCTCCATTAGTACCTTGAACAGGACTTACAGGAGGTGTATTACCTAATCCTGCAACACCACCCGCGTGTCCACCACCACCACCTGATCCTCCAGATTTACCTGAATTATTAGTTGTAGGGCTTGGTGGGTCTTGTCCAGTAGGGTTTCCTGCTCCACCTGCTCCACCTGCTGTAGATGTTATTGTTGAAAAAATTGAATTGTTTCCATTATTACCAGAAGGAGAAGGAGTTCCTGGTCCTCCTGTAGTTGCAGCACCTCCACCACCTACTGTTATTGGATATCCTTGAACTGAAACCGGTATTGCGCCACAAGCTTTAACTAAAGGTGACATTGTTGGTGCAGGTATAGAACCTACACAGTTAGAAACTCTAAATCCTCCAGCTCCACCTCCGCCTCCAGCACAACCTGATCCACCTGATCCACCACCTGCTACTACAAAATAATCTACAGATGCGGTTGTACCTTGTCCTGCAGAAACACAAAATGTTCCTGGTCCTGTAAAAATATGTGTTTTAAAATCACCACAGGTTTTTATACTTCCACCTGTTGCTGTTATAAAAGTATTTGTTGCACCTGTTGTGTCAGAAGAAGCATTTGTTACTAACCAACCTTTAGTTGCATCTGCATAAATAAAAGTTAAAAAAACACCTTCAGTATTAAATGTAGGATTAAAGTCAGATCCTCCATTAAAATTAGAACCATTTCTATTAACTGTTAAAATATTTGAATCAAAAGTTTGAGCATAATCTTTAACACTAACAATATCACCAACTGATGGGGACGCTGGTAATGTCATTGTAATAGCTCCACTTGTAGTATTTACAAAATAACCTTCTCCACTTACTGCTGTAAAATCTCCTGTTTTAATTGTTGTCTGCCAATCTACAGTCCCCGTTCTACCAAAACCTGTTTGACTTGCACCTGATGCTAAAGCAATAGTATCGCCACTTGCACCAAGAGTTATTGTGTTAGAATCTTCTTTGATGATGTTAGCACCGCATTGATTCTGAATATTGTCTACTTTAATTGTACTTGTCATAATTATTGAAATTTGTACCTTATTACTATTATACCAGAGCCGCCAGCACCACCACCATTATTATTGGCAGATCCACCTCCGCCACCACCAGTGTTTACTGTTCCAGCACCTGCTGTAGGACTTGGAAAACCTCCACCATCTCCACCACCACCAGTTCCACCACATCCTGGAGTTCCTGGTCCGTTTGCTCCAGCGCCGCCACCAGCTCTTGCTACGTTTGATCCTGTTATTCCAGATGTTACTCCGTTCCCACCATTACCACTATTACAAGATGATCCAGTTCCACCGACTGCTGATGCCCCGCCACCACCACCGCCAGATGCACTAGCATCTTGTCCACCACCACCTGCACCACCATTTTTTCCTTGAGATGGACTTACAGGAGGTGTATTTCCTGATCCACCAGTACCATCTGGAGAAGATGCTTTTCCACCACCACCACCAGATCCACCAGGTTGTCCATCTTTTTGAGCTCCAGGAGGAGATTCTCCACCTCCACCACCACCGCCTGTTGATGTAATTGTTGTAGTACCTGCAAAAACTGAATTTGAACCATTATTACCTATATTTGGTGAAGTTCTTGAAGCACCTCCTGCTCCAATTGTAACTGGATAACCCGCTACTGCAACAGGTAAAGCTACTGCTGGAGATGACCCTAATGGACTTGCTGTATAACAAGTAGTTGTTCCAGGAGATTCTCTGTATCCTCCGGCTCCACCACCACCAGAACCTCTGTCACCAGCATCTCCACCGGCACCACCTCCACCAACTACTACATAATCTACTTTATTACTAGCAGGATTCGTAGCAAGTGAGGATACACAAAATGTTCCCGGACCTGTGAATGAATGAATTTTAAAATTTCCTGATGTTGTTATTGTTCCACCTGTGGCTACCATAAAAGTTTCACCTACAGCATTAGATGTTGAATCTTGAACGTTTTTCCAACCCTCTGTGTCATCTACATATACAAAGGTAACTGATTGACCTTCTGTACTTAAACCTGCAGATGACGCTACTCCACCAATTTTTTGTGAACCGTTTGGTGTAATTGTTAAACCATTTGTTTGAAAAGTATTTGTGTAATCTACAACTGAAACTATTGATCCAGCAGAACCTGCTGGTAAATTCATAGTAAAAGCCCCACCTGATGTGTTAGCAAAATAACCTTCACCATTAGCTGCTGTGAATGTAGCTGTTTTAATTGATCCTGTCTGCCAGTCTACAGTTCCTGTTCTACCAAAACCTGTCTGTGTTGCACCTGATGCTAAAGCAACGGTACCACCACAACGACCTAATGTAATTGCAGAGCCATCTACAACAATGGGATTACTTGCTCCTGATCCGATTGTAGTAGTTGTTCCACATTTTTTAATGATGTTTGAATCATCTGAAACTTTATTTATATTATCTACTTTAATTTTACTTGTCATAATTATTGAAATTTGTATCTTATTATAACTATACCAGATCCACCGGTACCAGAATTAGATGATCCTGGACCACCTGGTGATCCTCCACCTCCACCTGTGTTTGCAGTCCCTGGAGTAGCATCTCCTGGATTTATTGCACCTGCACCACCTCCACCTTTACCACCTGTAGAGCTTGCTCCTGGACTTGGGGCTGGCACATCTGTTCCTCCACCACCTCCACCTGCATAATATCTAAATGAACCACAAGGTTGACCGTTAGCACCAAAAGCTGTTGGAATTCCTGCTCCATCTCCTCCTGGACCACCTGCATTTGTACCTTGACCTGGACCTCTTGCTGAATTTCCTACAGCCATAGCTCCACCACCTCCACCACCGCTTGAGTTACAGGATACACCATCATAACCTGAACCACCTGCATTTCCTTGTGACGGTGATACTGGTGGAGTATTACCTGTTCCTCCTGCATTTGGTACACCACCTGGATTAAAATAATGATTTGCTGGTTGAGGACTACCTGGATTACTTTGTGTTCCTCTTGATCCACCACCTGAACCTCCTGGACCACCTGCAGAGTGTCCCGGTAGTGTTGGTGTGCCTACTCCTGTATTAGAAAAAGGAGAACTAGTTCCTGAAATTGGACTGGGTTCTCCTCCACCTCCACCACCACCAGCGCCTGTTAGTGTTGAAAAAGTTGAAATATTACCATTACTTCCTTGAGCATTACCAGGGTTCACTCCTACTGCACCTCCACCACCAATTACAACTGGATATGATTGAGCTGAAACTGGTAAACCAGCAGGTGCAGCCAAAGGTTTTCCTGGGTATGTTGCAGGAGCTAAAGAAGGTGATGCAAATCTAAATCCACCACCTCCACCTCCACCTGATGAATTAGGTCTACCACCGCCACCACCTCCACCTACAACTATATATTCTACCGCATTACAAGCAGGTGTTGAAGCTGTTTGAGACACTGTAAATGTTCCTGGGCCTGTAAATGTATGAATTTTAAAATCACCGCAAGTTGTTGTTGTTCCACCTGTTGCAGCAATAAATCTTTCTCCAACATACCCTGTTCCTTCTTCAACCGCTAACCAACCTTTTGTTGCATCAGCATAAACTAAAGTTAAACTTTCATTATTTGTATCTCTTACACTATCATTAGCAGAACCATTTAAATTAGATCCAGCTCTGCCTATTGTTAAATTAGCTGTTGCAAAATTACCAGCGTAATCTTTAAGAGCTACAATATCTCCAACTGATGGAGAACTTGGTAAAGTTAATGTAAAAGCTCCTGTAGTTGCTGTGTCACAAAAATATCCTTCACCAGATACTGCTGTAAAGTTTGCTGTTTTAATTGACGTTTGCCAATTAACGGATCCATTTCTTCCAAATCCTGATTGTGATGCACCTGTTCCAAGTGTTACTGTATCACCAGATTCACCTAGTGTTAATGTTGTTCCACATTGTGGGGCTACTGTATTTACTTCTATTTTACTCATTAAACTATTACCAACGTTCCTGTTACTGTTATTGTATTAACAAAAGTTACTGGACCTGCTAATACTGCGGACTCAATAACCATATCTTTGTTATCAAGCGTTTCCGCATGTGTATAAATTTGTTCTGATCCCGGTTTGTTACCGATATATATTGTGTTATATAAACTATCCATTTATCCTCCTATGCACTTATTGAATCAACAACGCTAACATAAACATCAGCACTTGATGCTGTATCTGACTCTACTTTTAATACGTCAGTACTTTGCATCACAAATTTAGCACCGCCTGAAACAAGCTCTACAGCACTGTTTGGTGGAATGCTTAAATCTTTACAAATGTATCTTGTTTGTGATCCACCCACACTTACGAATACATCTATTTTGATTGCTGAAGTTAATATGTTTGCGATTCTGATTCCAATGACTGCATCATTTGAATTTGCTGTAAATACTGTACCTGCACTGTTTGTTGCTTGTACTGCATATCTAGTAAAATCTTGTGCCATATTCCTCCTATAAAGCTATTGCCATTGCAACAGCAAATCCATTACTTGCTGCACCTACTGGTACACCACTTGCATCTAAATAAACTGATTTACTTGCAGGCATTGTACAAAATACACTTAGTGTACTTGAACCACCTGAATTAAAATTAACTAACGAATCACTGTTAGAAGATGAAAGCACAGTTGATCTTGATAAGGTATCTGGAGTTGCATCCGTAACAGTTCCTATTCCAACTTCAAAATTAGCTGTACCTTCTTCAAAGATACAGTAATAAGTTGTGTTACTGTTTCCAACACCTGCAACAAAAGTTTCAAAACCTGTTACAGCTCCTGCTAAATTTATTGTACCAGTACCTTGTGATGTACTAGTTTCTTTTACTCTATCGTTTATTACTAGTGCCATTTATTCTCCTATGCCATGCTTATAATTGCATTAGCTGGTGTTGCTGGATTAGGATAAGTAATTTTAAATGTACCATTAGTACAAGTCTTATCTCCTCCAAAATCTAATACTACAACTAACGGATCACCCGTAGCTGTATCATTATAAATAGCTGCGTACGCTGCTGTAAACGTTGCACTCGACCAAGTTGAATCTCCAAAATCAACTGAAGCAACAGCTGTTGAAGATGCAACTGCTTGAGACGATAAATCTTGTCTTGTATAGTTACTACTTCCACCTGTGCTGACTTCGTTTGTTGCAGAGACTGTTGTACTTGCTGTTGTGTAAACAGAAGCAATTGATCCTGTGTACAAAGCTATCTTAAATGTATTTCCACCCGACGCAAAGTTGTGTGTTCCTGAAAACAACTCTCCACGAAATGAGTTTGGTATTACGTTAGCCATATGTTTTTATCTCCTTAATAATCTGATGGAAAAGGTGATTTAAGAGCTGTCCGAATAACCCCATCTTGATATTCGTCTCTGCGTCTTCTACCTTGTTGTTCGATAGAATACGTTTGTAAAGCATCATTATATGCTTGCGTATAGTATTGTACCATATCTGGCGGACCTTTCAAGTACCCATATGCATTGACCAAGGACCCATATAAAAGTAAGTCTTGATATTTGTTAGACAGATAAGTCCCATTTGTACTTGGTGGTGCAGCCCCTGTAGTTACAGTTATGCTTTCAGGCTGTTTAATATAAGCTAAAGTTATTTCATATTGAGCATCTGGAGTAGGTGCTACTACCCAAAAATTAGCATCCCAATTAGCATAGTATTTAGGTAATCCTTGTGCTGTGCCTGGGGTATCATAATAAGTTGCCATATATGAAGTATCTTTTTTTTCTAAAAAAAACTGTGCTCCTGTGCTTGTGTCTTTTAATTGAGCATATCTTATAATTCTTAAATCTGATGGAATAGTTACATATCTATTACCAGTTACTAAAGTTGAAGTAGCATAAAATCTATTGTCATCATTATCTGATGATCTGTAAATTTTGTTTTCTGCATTTTTAATTGTTGTATCTAAAATAGCATCAGTTAAAACTGTGCTACTAACTTCAGTGTAGTTTCTAATATCGTCTCTTAAATTTGCTAGTGTGTAAGCCATTATACTGATCCTCTTCCTACTGGACTAAAATAAACATTTGGTCCACCACCAACTTCTGTTGTTGTTGCAGCAGTTGGTAACGTAAACGTAAACCCTGTATTTACCGTAATTTGAGCAGGCATGCCAGGATTATTTTGTGTTCTAGTTGTAATGCTAGCTACATTAAAAGCACCAAAAATACTTGCACCAACTTTATGTTCAAAAGCTGTTGTAGCTGGAGGTGTTATTCCTCTAAAAGGAGCATTAGTTGCTCGTGTTAAACCTGAAAGTGTTTGTGTGCCTGTTGTATTAGTTGTGTATTTTATAACTTCAAAATTTTTTTGTGGAACGTAATCAGGATTAGTTGCAGAAGGTGTTGTAAAACTTTCAATAAAAACATAACCTGATGATGGAAATTGAGTTGTTTCATTACAAACTATACTTGAAGATGTTGTTGTCATGTTAGTTGCTAAAACTGCAAAAGGAGATAGTAAAACATTATTTACACCTCCAACAGAATTATCTGTTACATTTAAAAATGTAACTGCGTCTCCAACTTGTAATTGACAATTATTTAAAGTTACTGTGGCTGTTGTAGTTGCATTCATAGATAATGGATCAGGATTTAAAATTCCTGGACTTGGTATAGATGGTGATCTAGGTCTTGCATGTTCTAAAGCTTGTGGATCAGCACCATGTGGTTTAGGACTTACTTGTGGTGACTTTGGTTCAAACTCTGAAGTGTGAACTCTAGCACCTGTCCACTCAACAACCATTTCTTGATATGGAAATGCTAAACCAGATCTATCAGAAATGAATTGTGCATATTTACCTGATGAAAATTTTGCCATTATCCATTACCTGGGTAATAAGTTTTTGGTGTTAAGAACGAACTAGAAGGTGAACCATCTTCTGATAATGCTCTTGCTAATTCATCTTCATATAATAATTTTAAAGTTTGTGTTCTATCTAAAGCCCATTTTTGTGAAAGGTAAAATGCTAAACCTGAAACCATACAAGGTACAAATCTATTTGGTACATCACCAACGTTATCGTAATTACCTGCGTCTGTAATTCTTTTTACAAAATTTATATACATGTAGTTTGCAGCTGCGGTTGCATCTGGTGTAGGATAAATACTTACAGTTGTTTTATCAATAAATCTTTGAACCCAATATTGTGAAGGAGTTCCCTTTGATAATTTATTTGAAAAAGCAGAATAAGTTGATCTATCAACTTTTGTCATTGGAGAATCAGATTGATTTGTTGTTCCATAGTTTTGTCTAAAACTAGCTTCCATAATATCGGATAAACCATAAACACTAGCTGGAGCTACAGTTGTTGTACTAGCTCCATCTGACGTGTCTCTATAAAATATGTATTCTGCTTGACCTTCTACTAAATCTATATTTGTATTTCCAATTTCCCAATAGTGTAAACCTCTGTTTTCCCATTCTTGAAATAAAATATTTAAAGATCTTCTAGCTGCTTTTAATTGATATCCTGTAATACCTTGAACTCCACATCTTTCGTAAGCATCTTCAATTACTTCATCAATTGTAAATGATGCTTCAAAATTTGCAGTAGTAGAAATAGATCCTGCAGCTAAAGTATATGCAGCTCCACCCATGCCTGCGTGCACGGTGCAATAGTAATATAAAGTTGGAGCGTTAGTTGCTACAACAATTGTAGTATTTGATCCTGCGTTTCCAATTACCCCATTAGTCGTCACACCTGTTGTGTAAGGTGCAGCAGGTGAATTGTTTGCACTTGTTGAAAATGCAAAGACATGAGTTGCGTTTGTAGAATCGGAAGTATCAAAGATATATGTATTACCTTCAATTAAATTTAAGTCAGGACTAACGCTACCGTTAATATACCATTTATTACCGGTTCCGTACTGATTAGTACCCGAAGCTACGGTTACTGTGTAAGTTATAGTAGCCACAGTTTACCTCTATCCGTCGAAAAATATAGTTACGCTGTCGTATCCTGCACTAATGTTTACATAAGCTCCATCATCGAACAATATTCCATTGTCTGGAATGTATGGATCAACCATACCTGCTGCTGCAGGTGCATCGATCTCAAGTAATTTTGTTCCTGATTGAGATGTATTTCTAACTGCTAAAGCTCCAGCTGTTCCTGAATCACTTACACCATGTAGACCTCTAACTTTAGTTCTACCTTCAAACAATACACCTTGTGTAGTAGTTG